AGGAAAGACCCGAACAATTACCGGATGCACCCGGACAATAACCGGCGCATGATTAAGCGCAGCCTGCGAGATTTGGGGGCCGGGCGCAGTATCGTGGTGGATAACACCGGAGCCAGCATTGGCGGCAGCGGCGTACTTGGCGAGGCCGAGGCGTTGGGGTTGCCGCAGCGCATTGTTGAAACGGACGGGAGCGAGCTGGTTGTGGTGGTGCGCAAGGATATGGGCCCGGATGACCCGCGCCGCAAGTTGTTGGCATTGGCTGACAATGCGACAACCGACCAAAGCGAATGGGATGTTGAGGCATTGCAGGCGGCGTTTGATACAGAGGAGTTGCGGGAATGGGAGATTGATTTACCGGCACTGGATGATGTGGCAAACGATGCCGCAGGTATAGGCAGCGCAGAGGCCCACGGCAGGCTGGCAGATAAGTTTTTGATACCGCCATTTAGTGTGCTGGATACCCGGAGGGGGGATTGGCAAAACAGGAAAAGGGCGTGGAATGAGCTGATAGGGGATAATGGCGAGAGCCGCGAGGGCAAATTGGGCACGGAGCCAATAACCGGCAATGAGAAATACGGCAAAGCTGGTTTTGCAACGGTAAGCATACTTGATGCAACGCTTGCGGAGATCGTTACAAAGTGGTTTACCCCGGTTGGCAAGTGCAATATATGCGACCCGTTTGCGGGGGATAGTGTTTTTGGTTTTGTTAGCGCGTATCTTGGGCATTGCTTTACCGGCATAGAGCTGCGGGAGGAGCAGGCAGCGTTAAATAACAGCCGTGTGCAAGGGATGGATGCGCATTACATTTGCGATGATGGGCAAAACATAGGCAAACACCTGCGGCCGGAAAGCCAAGATCTTGTTTTTAGCTGCCCGCCGTATTTTGACTTGGAGCATTACAGCGATTTGCCCAATGATGCCAGCAACCAAAAAGAGTACGCAGGCTTTTTGCAGATATTGGATAATGCGCTTACCGGCGCAGTGCAGTGCCTTAAAAAAAATCGTTTTGCGGTGATTGTGATGAGCAATGTGCGGGGGGGGGCTGGTGCATATTATGATATTTGCAGCGATATTACCCGCATTATGCAGCGTAATGGGCTGTTGTTGTATAATGAGCTTGTATTGCTTAACTGCTGCGGCACCGCACAGATCAGGGCGGCCAATTATATGCGCAATAGAAAAATCATCCGCATACACCAAGAGGTGCTGGTGTTTTACAAAGGCAACCCCAAAGCGATACAGGGGGATTTTGCAGAGATTGAAATTGCGGATATTGAGGGAGTGGATGATGAAAGCGCAGATATATAATTGGCACGGCTGGTGCGGCGAAACGGAGCCGGACAGATTAAGGGCGTATTATTTGGAGGCGCTGGCGGCGTGCGGGTTTAAGGTGCTGCGGATTGCGGAACATTATTTTACGCCGCAGGGGTACACGGCCTTGTTTTTGTTGGCCGAATCCCATTTTGCCATACACACCTTCCCCGAACACTCCCGCACCTATTTGGAGTTATCCAGCTGCGTACCTTTGCCCTTTGCGCGCTTTACCGCCGACTTTACCGCCGATACCACCCCAAACCCGTAACCCAAAGGTGCAGATTATGGCAAACAAGATGCGAAGAACAAAAGCAGAGGTGTTGGAGGCCTGCAAAGGCTGCTTGGGGATATTGGAGGATGCCCGTAAACAGCTGGGTGTGAGCCGCCGCACTTTTTACAACTACCGGCAGCGCTGGCCGGAGGTGCAGCAGGTAATTGAGGATGAGCAGGAACGGGGGCTGGATTTTGCAGAGAGTAAATTGCTGCATTTGGTAAAGGGTGGCGATTTTAGAGCCATTGCGTTTTACTTGGAGCGCAAAGGCAGGCACCGGGGATGGGGTGCGCAGCAGCAGTTGCAGCTTACCGGCGCAACGGTGCAGCCACCGGTGATATGTTTTGAGGACACCGCCGCCGCGCCTGCTGATGCAGCAGAGGGCAGCGAGGATGGCCAGCAATAAGATTGTATTTAACCGCAAATATGCCCCGTTGTTTAACCCGGCATGCCCGTGCCGGTATTTTATCGTAACGGGTGGGCGCGGCAGCGGTAAAAGCTATGCTATAAGCAGCGCCGTTGCGACAGATCACGCCACGGCAGATTACAACATATTGTATCTGCGGCAAACGCTTGTATCTGCCAAAGTATCCATTATCCCGGAGTTTTACGAGAAATTGGAGCTGATGGGCCTTGCGGGCATTGTTACCAAAAGCAATACCGATATGCGCAACACCTCCACCAATTTCTCCATGTTCTTCCGTGGCATTCAAACCTCCCGTGGCTCCAACGAGGCCCAGCTAAAAAGTATCAAGCGCATAGGCCTTGCCTTGGTTGATGAGGCCCAGGAGCTTGTTGATGAGGCCGCGTTTGATCGCATAGATCTTACATTGCGCGATGTGGATATAAAAAACCGGGTGATATTATCCTTGAACCCAACCGACAAAAAGCACTGGATATATCGCCGGTTTTTTGCTGAGCGCAACGTGCCCGATGACTTTAACGGCATTGTTGGCGATACCTGCTATATACATACCGATTACCGCGACAACAGGCAGCACTTAAATGCCAAATTTTTGCAAATGGCCGAGGATTGCAAGGCGCGCAATTACCAAAAATACCTTAATATTTACTTGGGATTTTGGGCGGGAAATACAGAGGGCGCATTGTGGAATGAGGAGCTTATTGCACCGTACCGCGTGGCGGCGGTACCTATGCCCTTGGAGCGCATTGTTGTGGCGGTTGACCCGGCAGTAACCAGCGCAAAAGGCAGCGATGAAACAGGCATTGTGGTGGCAGGCAGCAAAACGATACGCGGCCAGCGGCATTACTTTGTGTTGGCAGATCGCAGCACCCACGCCAGCCCGAGCGCATGGGCTGCGGCCGTGGTTAATGCGTACAATGAGTACCGGGCAGATCGCGTGGTGGCTGAAACCAACAACGGCGGGGATATGGTGGAGCAAATGCTGCGGCAGGCGGCGCAGCGCGTGCCGTACAAGGCGGTACACGCCAGCCGGGGAAAGATCGTGCGAGCGGAGCCGGTGGCAGCGTTATACGAAAAGGGGCTGGTGCACCATTGCGGCAGCTTTGGGCAGTTGGAGTGGCAGATGTGCAACTACTGCGGATATGATAAAGAGGCCAGCCCCGACCGCATGGATGCACTGGTATGGGCAATCACCGAATTGAGCAGCAAACGCGGCAGCGGGCCCATTGTATAAAATTTTTTGGGAAATATTTACAAAATAAACCAAACAGGGCTTGCATTTTGTAAATGAAGCATTATATTTTATCATTGTAGGGCACGATGCCACAGAAAAAACCACAACACAAGGAGAAGAAGATGGCACAAAAAAACATTGTGAGTTGCAGCTTTGGCAAAGACAGCTTGGCCATGCTGCTGCTTTTGATTGAAAAACGCATACCGGTGCACGAGGTTGTTTTTTATGACACCGGCAAGGAGTTTGATGCCATATACGCAACGCGGGATGCCGTGCTGCCTATTTTGACTGCCAACGGCATAGCATACACAGAGCTTAAACCCCAAAACAGCATGGATTACGATATGTTTGAACGCCCGGTAAATGAAAAGGGCGGCGGGGTGCATTATGGGTACAGCTGGTGCGGAGGAAGGTGCCGCTGGGGCACGACCAAAAAGATTGCTGCCTTGAAAAAGCATTGTGCTGGGTGCATCGAGTTTGTGGGCATTGCGGCTGATGAAACAAGGCGCATCACAAAATCAGCGCGGGAAAACCGGGTTTTGCCGCTTGTCGAATTTGGCATGACCGAGGCAGACTGCCTTGCATACTGTTACGGCAAGGGCTTTGAATGGGTTGAACACGGTGTGCGGCTTTACGAAATTTTGGACCGCGTGAGCTGCTGGTGCTGCGCAAACAAAAACCTGAAAGAGCTGCGAAACATTTACACCCACCTGCCACACTACTGGCAGCGCCTGCGCAACATGCAGGCGCGCACCAACCGCCCTTTCAAGGGTGATATTGGCATTTTTGAGCTTGAAACCCGTTTTTGCAACGAGAAATAAACCACCGGGGGGCCGCAAGGCCCCTTGTAAACACAAGGAGCATAAGATCATGGCAAAGCACACTTTTGAGGCAACAATAGATACTTTTAACTGGCGGCAGGATGAAAACCACGTGCCGCAGATCACCGAACGCCGCACCATTACGGTTACCCGCACCAGCAGCCACGATTACCATTTTTATTGGGAGATTTTGCAGGTGAGTTATTGGTACCGGCTGAACGAAAAAAAGGAGTGGGTACCGGTGCCGGAGCTTACCACGCCGCACCACGATTGCGGATTTAGAACAATGCCGGGGCCGGGTACGGTGGGCAATGTAACCACCAAAACCGGCTACTTGCAGCACGGCAGCAGGCACTATTACAAACGCGAAACAGTTACGCTGTTTGCCAAAAACACCCCGTGCAAGATTGTAAAATAAAAGTAACAGCCACGCCCCCGCGAGCGCGGGGGTATGGCAATAAAGAGGTGCGGATATGAAATATTTGCTTGCAGATGCCAAAAATGGCAAAGTATATGATGAGTTTGCCACACTGTTGTGGGCAAAACGCTGGCTGGCAGAGTATGAGGAAGTCGACAGGGAGGATGGCGTATATGAGCCCAATAGCTATGCCATAATACGGGTGCCGGAGGATTTTGAAAACAGCAACGCGGTTGCGGTACAAAAGGTTATTGCAGAGCAATGCAAACGCATTGACAATGCAGGCAAAGGAGCACAGCAGGATGCGGTTTAAGATCATAACAGTTGAGCGCTGGATAGGGAGCCAGCTTACAGGGGCAGATGTAAGCGCCTTTTTTGATGAGCAGCACCCGTATATGGCATTTGATGGAGAGGGCTGGAACGCATTAAAATTAAAGCTGCCGGATGAGGTTGATGCAGCAGCGCGCTTAATGAAAGACACGCGCAAGGGCAACAACGATGCGATAGGCAACTATTTAAGCAGCCGGGCAAGGGATGAAATAAAAAAGCATGCGCCGCAAATTGATGTGCGATACATGAGATAAAAAACCACAGCCCCGGTGTTGCCGGGGCAAACAACCACAAGGAGTATTACCATGAACAAAGCAAGACGCAAAACCCTTGAAGAAATCCGCGAAGCGCTGGGCGGCCTTATGTTGCAGGTTAACGAACTGGCAGAGGCCGAGCAAGAGGCTTTTGACAACCTACCGGAAAGCCTGCAAGAAACGGAACGCGGCGAAGCCATGCAGGCGGCCATTGACAACCTTGACAGCCTGCGCAACAGCCTTGAAGAAGCCGGGGAATACATTGAGGACATTACAAACGCATAAGGAGAAAAAACAAGATGAACAAGGTACCGACAAGAGAAACGGCAACGCCGGAGCAGCTGGCGCGCGGAGAGTATGAGGTTGAGGGCGTAATGGGAGGCCAAGGCCGTACCCCGGAGGAGCTTATTGCAAGCGCGGATGCGGTGGGCTTGGTGTTTGTTTGTGTGTTGGCATTGGCTGGCATTATTGCAGTGGTGCAGGCAGTTATTTGATATAAGGAGCAATGGATATGAGAGCAAGACTTTATCAAACGGGTAAAACTTTGCAGCTGGATGGCAAACCGCAGGAGATCATTGCGGTAATGCGCAATTTGCAACAGGGTGCTGCAACAAAACAAAAGCCGGTGCCGGATAAAATGGGGCTGGATGATACCGGCCTGCGGCCTGCGCTGCTGGATTGGGAAAAGGTGCGGGGAGTGTGCCGCGACAAGAGAGCCGAAAGTATTTTTAAGGTGGGGCAGCTGGTGGCAACACCGCATAAACAGCTGGGATGGCAGGGCGGGTGTATCATTTGGCGCGTTTGCGCAGTTACGGCCAGCGCCGTAACGCTGGTGGTAACGCAGCCGGTGGCGTTTGATTTTGAATTTGACGAGGGCGAGCTTACCACCGACAATACAGGGAAGTGCAATACGCGCGGCCGAGATTACGGATACAACAGCTGGCGCGAAAGCGCGTTGCGGCAGTGGCTTAACAGCAGCGGGGCCGCTGGCAAATGGTGGGGGATGCAAAACAGCTGGGATGTTGCGCCGGGCTATGCCCACAATGTGCCGGGTTTTTTGGCCGGGTTTGATGCTGCTTTTTTGGAATGTGTAAAAGATCACAATACCATAACAGCATTATGGGATAAACCGGGGATGGCAGAGAAAACCAAAGATAAATTTTACCTGCTGAGCCGCACAGAGGTTTTTGGCGATGCCAACAATGATGTGGCAGAGGGGGAAAAACTTGATTTGCCGCAGCAGTTTTTGCGCGGCCATTATTGGTGGCTGCGCTCCCCGCACCCCGGTTATACGAATTATGTGTACATCGTTACTACCGCGGGCACGCTGAACTACTACTACGCTAACTATGCACGCGCCGTGGCCCCGGCTTGCGTAATCGGGTAAATCCAAACAATCCCCACCCCCTTGTGGGTGGGGTAAAAGAGGTGTACAATGATGCGACAATATAAAGGTAAATTGGGACCGGCGATACTGCGCAGCGCGGTGCTGGATGAGATGGCAAAGCAGGGGCGCAGCGCGGCAATGACACGGGGCGGGCATATTATATGGGTGCTGCCAGCCAGCAGCTTGTTAAACCGGCAATACAAAGATGTGCGCAAAATGCTTGATACAGGGGAGCTGCACGAGTATATAAAACCGGAGCAGCAGAGGCCCAAAAGGATATTGCGGCCGGAGCAGGCAACACCAACGCAGCAGCGCAACGAGGCGCTGGCCATAGCCCAAGGTGCATTGGCGATACTGGCAGAGGTTTGCAAAGCAATAAACACAACAGCAAGGCAACAGGGGATAGACATATCAAAACAGCTTGCAAGCCGTACAAATAACTTGCAAAACAGATATTATTATTTAACTATTATGCGCGCGATTATGCCGCAGGATGGAGGAGAAAATGCAGATCAGATTTAAGAAAATGCACCCAATGGCAAAAACCCCGAAACAAGGAACAGCGGGGGCAGCCGGTTATGATTTAATGGCGGTGGATTACAGCAAAGAAAAAGAGGTGGATGCGTGGAGTTACCGCACCGGCATTGCGGTGGAGATACCGGCCGGATATGTGGGATTGATAACCCCGCGCAGCAGCATTTACCGCACCGGCAGCATGCTTTGCAACAGCGTTGGCGTGATTGATAGCGATTACCGGGGGGAGATTACTGCGAAATTTACCGGCAGTACAAAACCGTACAATGTGGGGGAAAGGATATGCCAGCTGCTTATTGTGCCGGTGGAGGTGGTGGAGTTTACGCGGGTGGATGAGTTAAGCGAAACAGAACGAGGCGCAGGCGGCTATGGGAGTACGGGGAAATGAGTTTTTTTGTAACGCCGCACGCCATACACAGAATGGTGGAGCGCGGGGTAAATCTTGATACCGTGGCCGCAATCATAAAACACGGCAAACGGTGTTATATGCCAGCACGCGAGGCGTGGCGTTACACCTTAAAAATACAACACGGCGCGCCGCCCGCACACGTGGTACTGGATAAAGGCCGCCATATCATTATAACTGTTTACCGCAGCCAGCGGCAGCAAAGGCGCAAGCACAGTTAAAAAAGCTGCCATGTTGACACCCCCGGCATAGTAAAATAAACTTAACATGCCGGGGGTTTTATTATGCCTGCAATAGATCACAATTTAATTTTTAGCCGTGAAAATCCTTTTTATACTGCCAATAAAAATTTATGGCAGCGTTGTTTGGCCGCATACGGCGGCGGCACAAAATATATCAAGCGCGCGCTGGTGCGGCACATGAGCGAGATTGAGCCGGAATATATAGAACGGATAAACCGGGCCAGTTATATGAATTACCCGCGCAGAATTGCAACGCTGATTACCCAATATGTGCTGGCGAAACGGCCGGAGCGCGAGGGCGCAGATAGCGAGGTTGTGGAGGATTTTACCCGCACCGGGCTGCGGGTTGATGAGGTGATGCGGCAGTTTAGCACGTACCTTAATATTTGTGGCTGCGCGTGGCTGGCTGTTGATATGCCCAGCTTTGACGGGTACAAAACCAAGGCAGATGAGATTGCAGAGCGCTTGCGGCCGTATGGCGTTGCGTTGAGCCCGCTGCAAGTGCCCGATTGGAGCTATGCAGCAGATGGCAAGCTGGCGTGGGTGTTAGAGGCTGAGGTGCGTTTGGATAACAGCGACCCGATGGCAGAACCAAGTGTTATTGAGGTGCGCAAATTATGGAACCGCACGGAGGTGCTGGTGTTGACCCACAACAAACGCACCGGAGAGCGCACAGAGAGCGTTGTGCAGCACGGACTTGGTGCGGTGCCGTTTGTGCGGCATGTGGAGATTGACGGGTACGGCCTTGGCGAAAATCATTGGTTTGAGGACGTGGTGCGCATTAGCGACAGCATATTAAATGCGGGGAGCGAGGCGCAAATGAATGTGGTTAAGCAGATGTTTGGCCTGCTGGTAATCCCGGAGGATTTTTTAGACACGATCAACCGCCAGCGGGATGAGCAGCAAACAAACACGGATGATGCCACCGGCAAAGATGAGCCGTTATCTTACACGCTGGCCCGCAGTGCTGCATTATTTGAGAGCGCAGAGGGCAAAGGCGTAAGCCGCTATATCAGCCCCAGCGGAGCGGAAACCACAACGATACGCAGCGAAATTGATGCGCTGCGCAAAGAGATGTACAGCACCGTGGGGCTGGCAACGAGCAAAGAAAACACCAAAGCGGTGGAGAGCGCAGAGGCAAAAGCGTGGGATTACCAAAACATTGAGCATTATATGGCCACGCGTGCAGATGTGCTGGAACAGTGCGAAATGCAGGCGTGGCGTTTTATCAATGCTTGGATGCCTACAATACCGGTGCCAACGATCAGTTACAACCGGAACTTTGCTATACTTGAACTGCAAGAAAGCGTGGCAACGCTGCTGGATTTAAGCGGGTTTAATCAAGACAATGAACCGTACCAGCGTGAGGTGGGCAAAACGGCACTGGCGATGCTTAACCGGTTGCGGCAGCTGCCTGCGGATAAAACAGAGGAAATATTAAGATTGATTGACAGCAGCACACCGGGCGCAGATAAAACAGAGCGTGATGCGTTGGTGAGAGCTATGCAAAGCGGCGCAGGCGGCGGCAATGTTGACAATACAAGCAATGATAAGTGAGTGATTGCATGGGCGAACCATGTAAAACACCGTAAACAATCACATAACAACGGAGCAAAGCATGAAGATTGAGGAGATTTTGGCCAAAGTTGCCAAGGGTGAAGCCATTACAGAGGCCGAAAAAAAGTTTTTGGCAGATTACAAAGAGCCGGTGGCAGACGATGCAAGCAGCAGCAGCGTACCGCGAACCCGGCTTAATGATGAGATTGCCAAACGGAAAGAGGCCGAAAAAGAGGTGGAGCAGCTTAAAACGCAGGTGGCCGACCTTACCGACAAGGTGGAGGAGATGGAAACCAACGGGATGAGCGAGGCAGATAAGGCCAAAAAAGAGGCTGACCGGGAGCTTGGCAAATTAAGGGCACAGGTTGATGCGCTTACCAAGGAACGCGATGAGGCAACGCAGAAAGTGGCCGAAATGGAGTTTACGGGGTGGGTGCGCGAGCTGGCCACCAAGCACAATTTTACCGATGCCGAATACCTTGGCTTTAAGCTGCGCGCCGCAGGGGTGAAAACTGATGATGCAAACGGCGTGGCGGCCTTTATGAAAGGGCTGGAAAAGGATGCGCCGGGCATGTTTAAGAGCACCGCAAAACCGGGCGCTGGAACGGCGGCAAATGGTGGGCAAAATGCACCGCAAAGCACCGCAAAACAGCGCTTAGAGGAGCTTGGCAAAAAAACCGAACTGACCAACCGAGAGGTGGCAGAGGTGATTGAGCTGCAAGCAAAAGTAAAAGCCGAGGGCGCAGATGGCGCCGCAGGAAAACAGGAGTAAGGAAAAATGGCGTTTGAATTTGGCCAGTTTAACGAGTTTAGCGATAGCGTAACCTGCGCAGACCCCATTATTGCTGCGGCCGCTAAGGCTATCAACTTGGGCCCGTGGACGGGCAAATTTTATGAGGCGATGGTTGCGCCGGAAGTGGCGTTTGACACCAAGGAATTTGAAATCTACACCCGCAGCAAAACCAGCCGTGATGGCGTTATTGGCAGCGCGTGGGCAGCTACCGGCGCCACCGGGTTATCTATGACTGCCGCAGCGTGCAAGGGCCTTACCAAAGGGCACGTGCTGCTGGTTGGCGCAGAGGTTGTTATTGTATCCGGTGTAAACCGCACTGCCAATACCATTGACGTGCTGGCCCGTGGTGGGGCTGGCACCACCGCCGCCCAGCATGCTGCTGGCGCTGCGTACAAGGTTATTGGTTTTGCTGGCGCAGATACCGACCTTAAAGATGTGGAGGGGATGCACGAAACCACCGCAAAATACACCAACTACGTGCAGACCGTGTTTGAGATCATTGATTGGACGAAACACGGAACTTTGAAACGCAAGGGGCTTACGGATGCACAGGCAACCGCCCAGCTGATTAAAGAGGCTGAGGTGCGTGTTGCTGAAATGCTTGCAACCATGAGTGTGAACGGTTACAAAGCCGCTGCCAACATTAACGGCGGCCGCTTTATGAGCGCTGGCCTTATCCAGCAGCTTACCGACACCAACGGTGGCGCACGCGCACCGCTTACTTATAATGTGGCGGGCACACTTACAGAGGCAAAATTGCTGGCAGCAATCAAACAGTGTTTTGATGCTGGCGGCAACCCCAACACCATTTGGGTAAACCCGACCTGCAAGGGGTACGTGAACACCTTTAACATTGCCAACAGCAGCCTTGCGTTGCAGGCAAACAAGGAAGATCACACCGCTGGCGGCCAGTACATTACCCACGTGGATTATGAGGGTAATATTTTGGCCGTGCGCGTTGACCGTGATATGCCGGGAGATGGCATTGCCGTTGTCAATCAGGGGCTTTGCAAAAAGGGCTGGCTTACTGATGATGGCCTGCGGATGATGGATGAACCGGCTGCCAGCAGCCGCGAAACCCGCAAATCTTTGCAGGGCAGTGTTGGTTTTGCCATTGAGGGTGTGGGCAGTGAGCATATCCTGCTTACCGGCATTACCGGTGGCCCGACCGAGCGCGTTTACAAGACCGCCAGCGCAAACTGATGCGTTGAGCGCGATGCGCCACACGGGGGCGGCGGCGTAATGCCCCGCCCCGTTTTTTTATCATAACCACAAGGAGCGTGTACAAAATGACCAAACAGGAACTTTATCAAAGTTTGCAGGCCGTGGGTATTAAATTGCCGGATTACAGGCGGGTAACAGCCAAAGAGTTGGCGGCACAGTACGCTATACATTTGGGCGAGGTGCCCGATGGGGTACCGGATGATGAGGAGCGCAAAGGCCAACAGGATGGAGCAGCAGAAAGCTCCGGAAACGGCGATTACAGCCCGGAGGATAACGGCGGCACCCAAGATGTGCAGCAGGATGATAACGCACGGGAGGGGGGCGAAGAAACGCAGAAAAACGATGATGTAAAACAGCAGGGGCAACCGCCTGCATTGTGGTTTAATACTGCGGGCTGGTGCGAGGAGTTGCAGGATAGCTATTTTATGGGCCATTATCAGTGCCGGAGTTGGGAGGAGTACAACGCGCTGAAAAAATATGCGGCAAAGGGTGGTGAGTGATGACCGGCGCGGAGATTGCAGAGGCGGTAAACGCAGTAATGGCTGCGCACCTTGATGCTGCATTTTGGGCAAGCCAGGAAAGCGCACGGACAGCGGCAGCTGTTAATATGGCCACAGGGGATGTGTTGGCCAAGCTGCCGGGATTAACTGCGGATAAAATAACAGATGCCACGGGGCCGGTTATCTGCGCCATTGCAGAGCAGGCCGTGTATCTGCTGCACAACTACGATGCCCAAACTGAGGGCAAAGTGGTTACCAGCGAGGGCGTGGAGGGGCTTAGCGTTGGATACACGTTGATTGGCGATGCGGGCAATGTTGGTTTTGCACCGCGCGCAATGGCGTTTATCACGCAGGCAAAGCAGGCGTTGCGCGGCAAAAAAATGCGCTTTAATCGGGGTTGATAATGGCGAGCAAAAGACCGGTTAAAACCGTGATGAGCACAGAGGCAAAGGTGGCACAAATCTGCGAAAAAGCAAGAGAGCAGATATATGCCAAAGTGCTGGCGCATTACCGCAAGCACCCCGGCAGTGCGTGGAGTGGGCATTATTTGGTGGATTTAGAAAAGACCATTAAAGCACTTTATGCACAAATGGGGGTGGATATTGGCGGGGAGTTTAGAGCCGGTTTACCCAAAACAATGCGTGAGTTTTACGATATGGCCGCAGCCGATATGCGTAAAGCTGGCAAGCGTAATGCGATATTAGGCAAGCCCGATACGGAGCGCATTAACTATTTTTTGAACAATAGTTTTGAGCAAATAGCGATGCGCACGCAGCGCATGAGTTTTGACCACATAAAGCAGCTGCGCACGATCAGCGCAGATGTTTTGCGCACGGCCAGTTTAACCGGGGCAAGCCGTAAACAGGTTACCAAAGAGCTGTTGGCAAAGGCCACGGAGATACCGGGGTTTAAGTTTACAGCAGCAAATGGGGCGGTTTGGAAAGATGAAACGTATTTTAAGATGCTTGCGCGTACAGAGCTGATAAATGCGGGGCGCACCGCGTATGATGATACTTGCGCGCAAAATGGGTATGATGTGGTGATGCTGGATTTTAGCGGCAACAGCTGCGAGGCCTGCGCGCAATACGAGGGGTGTTTATTTAGCCTTACGGGTGCCACCCCCGGCCTGCCCACAAAAGATGATCTAATATCCTCCGGCGTTTTCCACCCCAACTGTACCCACAGCTACACCGCCGTACCCGATTTTATACGCGAAACAGAGTTTAACCCCGATGGCACCCCGAAAGCTGGCGGCGCAGGAGAAAACCACAAACACCGCGCGCAGCACAAAGAGGAAAAGCAGCAGCCCGCACCAAAACCAAAGCCGGAACCGGCAGCGGCACAAAAAGAAAAGCAAAGCCAGCCGCAAAGCCACAAAGAGCTGCGGCAGGAGCAGTTAAAGCGGGCACGGCAGGCAAGATTGCAGCGCGAATGTGATTTGGTGGGCTGCACCCCGATAAAAGGGAAGCATACCGTTACCCAAGATCTTGCCGACACAAACCCGCATTATGACCCAAATAAAATTGCTTACTCTTACAACTGCCAGCGTTGCGTTACCACCTACGAGGCGCGGCGGCGCGGCCTTGATGTTACCGCGTTGCCAACGTACAAAGGCGATACATGGCCAAATGGGCAAAAATATGCAACTGCATATAAAAATGCACATATCATAAAATGTGATGCAGCACGGAGTAATGGGGCACGGGCTAATGTTGAAAGAAATGTTTTAGCGGCACCTGATGGAGCGCGTTTTATTGTGCGCATTGGCGTAAAAGGCAACCCATTAAACGGACATGTTTTTATTGCAGAAAACAGAGGCGGCAAGGTTGCGTATGTTGACCCGCAAATACACGGAGATAACAAGCAGGCAGATGCCAGCAGCCATTGGGATTGGGCCAGCGGCAAGCGTTGTACGTGCATGCGGGTTGACAATTTGAAATTTACTGATAAATTAAAAGAAGTGTGCGAGGTGAAAAAATGATTACTTTGAAAAAGGCTTTTGAGATTGCAAGCAAAAACAGCAACGGTGTAACATTAAGCCCGCAGGCGTATGATCTTGGAGAAAGCTGGGCGTTTGATTATGGCGGCACCGATGAAATAAACGGTTTTTTCCCCGTTATAATCCACAAAACCACCGGCGCTGTTATCCCCTTTAATTTTCCCGCCGACTACATACGCATTAGTAAAGCCCCCCGCGTAAAAAAATAACCCCATTGCCGCCGCGTGTAATATGTTTGGCGGATTTTTGTTGTTTTGCATAAAACATATTACACTTGCGCAATATAGATTACGTATGTAATCTTAAATATATCTTATATCTTATACTGTTGTTGATTTTGGCAGCACCCGTTTGTGGCTGCAATACGCAACAAACTTACTATCAGCGCATTACCTTTGCTGCACCGCGTGTTGTTTGTTTGTTGATTGTTTGTTGCAATATATTGCAAGTGCTTGTAAGATAAGATACTATATTTGTTGCAGCGTGTGAGATTACTGTACTTTGCCTTTGCGGGCAGTTACGGTAAAATATGCCCCCGTAACATCACCGCGCTGGTTATCCACCGGCACCACCCAAACCGTGCACCGGCTGGGCGTTTGATTGGCTGCGACCAGTGCCCGGCTGCCGTTGGATGCAGCGGCGTTGGCAATTATGGTATAATCGTTTGGGAGGGTGTTATTTTTGAAACTGATAAATACATCACAGCCCACAACATCCACCCGGCAAATATCTGCAACGTTTTTAAGGTATGCCACCGCGCTGGTTATAACAGGATTGCCGGGGTGTTTATTATCCTGCTCCTGCGCAACATCCGGGCCGCTGCCGGGCGCTGCGGTATTATTGCTGCCGCTGCCTGCTGCCCTGCTGGCAGCAATGCCCAATATGACCAATATAAACACGATCAGCACAAACAGCGCGCAACCGCTGGTGCGTTTTATTTTATTGCCGCATTGTGGGCAAATTGTTGCGCTTTTTGCGATCATACCGCCGCACGCTTTGCATTTTTTAAGAGCCGTCATATTTGCACCTTGGTTATGTTGTGGTAAAATGGTGCCCGAGGCGGGATTTGAACCCGCAATCCACATGGGCAGTTGATTTTAAGTCAACTTTGTATGCCAATTCCAACACTCGGGCCTTTTTTCTCCTATTCTCCAACCTCCCGTAATATATCACATTTTTTTACATTTTCAACCAAACTTATATTTTTTTATCCCATTTTATTTACCCGTCCCATTGTTTTGTTGACACTTGCGGCAATATCAACAACCAACAAAACCGGGCAATAGCCGCACAGGAGGATATTATGGCAACAACAGATACCACACAAGAGCTGATGGATGCGGAGGCAATAAATACAGCCGCCGATTATACAGGAGGCTTAAAGCATTGCTGGGCCGAAGGCTGCCGCTTTAACACAGCAGGCATTTGTGATTTTAAGGGCATAGAGATTGGAGCCAATGGGCAGTGTATTACATACGAGAAACGAACAGAGCCGGTGCTGCGGAGCTATCTTAAAGCACGCGGATTGCCGCCGCAGGCAATAGAGCAGATCATTAAAGAGGCCGGAGAGTGATAAAATGGCTGGTATTATTGAGAAGATAGCAAAAAACGATGTGGCACTATTGCAGCCAAGTGGCGCAATTACTGATGGGCAATATGATCTTGATGTTATCACCGGCGTAAAGGCGTTTGTGCTGGAAAGTGTTAAGCAGGGGTACAATGAGTTTGGGCAGGTGATATATGGCAAAGTGTTTTTGGTGGCACCGCTGCCCAAAACACCGGTTGTGCCGGGTTATATACGCACAGCAGATGGCACAACATACAGCGTTGCCAGCGTAAAACCGTACCGCAATATGGCTGGCACTTTGTTGGGGTACCGCATTGCGGTTGCCGGGGGTGAATAATGGCAGCCAAAGGGCAAACATTTAGAGTTAATACGCGTAATTTGGAGGCTGGCATACGCAAGTTGTTGGCGCGTGATGCCAATTTGGCAAAGGCGGCAATGCAGGATGTTACGCAGTTTTTAATACTGCATGCGCGGAAACGCGCACCAAAGCACGAGGGGCATTTGGCAAACAGTATAAGTGGGCAAGTGATGGCCTACAAAAAAAGCTGGGCCGCCGTTGTTTTTGTGCCGGTGAACAGCCCGGCTGCTGCGTATGCCATACCAATGCACGAAAACGATTATGAGCTTGGCGCAGCCAGCTTGGATAAACAGAGCAAAGAGGGGGTTGTGGTGGGCCGCCGATACCTGACCCGTGCCATAGAGGAAAACAGCAAAAAAATTGTGGATATAATTGGCAGCAAGGTGAAAAAATGAATGTAGAAGTAACAAAGCTGGTGGAGCGAAATTTAACGGAGTATTTTGCAGAGTTGCTGGGGTTGACAGTGGATAAAAACATATACCGTGGGGCGATCCCCGAAACGGCAAACAATGCGGCAGCAGTAAGGATTGCCAGCAGAATAAACACCACAAAAATAGACCACCTTACCTTTGATTTGCAGGTGATGGGAAAATTTGCGAACAGAGATGATGCATGGGTATTGATTACCAAAGTGCTGGCCAGTGTGCCGCTGTACGGTAAAAAAATCCACGAAACAACTATTGTGTGCATGCTGCCGATTGATGGCACCAGTGCGCCATATACAGCATTGGAAAAGGGGCAGGTAAAACATTACGCCAGTGTTAATTTGCGCGTGGCAGTAATTAACACGTATTGACAACGGCGGCATAGTTGCCGGATAGCATTTTGGAACCATAAATAAAACAGGAGATTGGCACAATGGCAGAATTAACGCAGGAAAAAATTGAGGAGCTTATTGGCAAGCTGAAAAAACATCCGTATTTGTGCAGCGCTGGCAGTACCGATTTGGGGCCGCTGAGTGGGCCGCCGCAGGTGGCACCGGAAACAGAAACCAAAGATGTTACGCTGTACGAAACCCAAGGGGATGTGCAGGCAAGTTATTTAATTAAAAATGACTTAAAGGTAACGGTAAAAACCCGTGATGTTGATACCGCCATGACCTTGCAAAGCGGGATTAAAAAGGGTGATAATATCTATGACCCCAGCAAAAAGGTGGCGCTTACACTGGTACCGATTACCGGAGCAACAGAAAAAACAATCACATTTGCCAATGCCTATTTGCAGCCGGGGTTGACTTATACGCCGGGCGAGGATGGCGAGCCCAGCGAGGTTGAGCTGGTTTATTTGTGCAAAGCGGATGCCGCAACCGGGCTGCCCTTTGCGTATGCGTAAAACGGAACACGGCCCCGCCGCCATGGTGGGGCTTTTTTTGTAAAGGTGATAAAATGGCAATAATGTTTGATGAGTTGGTAAAAACCACCGTGCATATCGGTATTGGCAAAGGCAAATATATTGAGGTGCCGATGCTGACGGTGGAGGATTTTAACACGTTTAAGGAGTTGCAGCGCAACTTGGCTGAGCTGAATAGTGCCAGCGATACAACGGAGTTGCAGCGCATTGATGCGATCATTGAGGGGCGCGGCAAATTGGCGGCGATGGCGGCCAAGGTGATGCCCAAAGAGCTGCACGAAAACTTAAAGCGGATGGATTACCCAACAATAAGTATGCTGGTGATGGTGCTTTGTACTGGCAAAGATAACAGCGAGGACGATGACCCGGAAAAAAAAACGGCGCTGCCCAGCCAGTTGGCGTAACCAAAGAGGTGGATTATCAATTTGCGGCGTTGCTGATAATGCAGTGTTTGGGTTGGCGCATTACAGATGTGCTTAACCTGACATGGCCGCAATTTGAGTATATAAGCACCAACATTGCCCGGCTGGGGTATTGGCGGGCAAAAAACGAGGTGTTTTTTGGCGTAACCGCAGCCCTTGGCGGGGAGGATAGTAAAAAAAACCTTTTTGCCTGCGCTGGTGAGATTGTAACGGAGCCGGAGATCAATATGGATTACACGGCAGAGGATTTGGCAGCGGCCAGGAAAAGGATGCAAGATATACTGGCGCAGCGCAGAGCAATGGAGGATACAAACAATGTTTAATGCTGGTATTATTGAGGCAGCAGCAACGCTGGATGACAGCCAATATAAACAGAAGTTGCAAGGCATGCCCGGTATGGCGCAAAAGATGCTGGGTAAATTTGCCGGGTTGGCTGCTGGATATTTAAGTTTTAAGGCTGGTGTAGGCGCAATAAAGGCTTGTACCAGTGCCTTTATGGTGCAGGAGGATGCGGTTGATAACCTTGAAGATGCCTTGCGTTTGAAAGGTGCCGTGGGGTACAGCGCGGAGCTGCAACAGTTGGCAAGCGACTTGCAGAAAACAACCACATACGGCGATGAGCTTACAATGGGAGTGATGGCCCAAGGCTTAAATATGGGGCTGGCCGCCGATAAAATAGGCGATGCAACGCAAGCCGCAATGGGGCTGGCCGCTGCATATAATATTGATCTTAACACTGCAATGCAGCTGGTGGCCAAAGCGAATGCGGGGCAAACCGGCACGCTGAGCAGGTACGGCATTGTATTAGATCAAACCAAAAGTAAGCAGGAGCAGTTTGCGGAGTTGTTAAGAAAGGGCAAGGATTTTATGCCGCTGACAGAGGCAGATACTTTGAGTGCAAAACTTACGCAGTTGCAAAATGCGTGGGGCGATTTAACAGAGGTTGTGGGGCAGTTTATTGTGGAGCTGTTTGGCGTTGGGGATGCCAGCGGCGGGGCAATGGAGATAATCACAGCCTGCACGGCATATTTGCAGCAAAATATGGATGAGTGGGTATTTTGCATACGCAGCGTGTATTATGAGGTGGAGGCCGGAGTAAAGGCAGTTTGGGCGATCTTTGAACCGGCAGTTACCTTTTTGTGGCAGTGTTTTAAGGCTGGTATAACCAACATCATAAACATTTGCCAGTGGGGGTTTGAAAACGCCGGTAAAATTTGGGAAAATCTGCCCAGCATTTTTGTTGGGATTGGCAAAGATATTTTGCAATACTGGAAAAATGTTTTTACCGGGCTGCTTAATCTTGCAAAAAACCTTGGCAAAGCGATTTGGCGAGCAATTAAAGGGGATGGGCTGGATGGCTTTAAGGATATGTTTGACCAGCTTTGCCAAGATGCGGTAAAGACAATCAGCGACAGTGGAAAATACACAGAGGAGGCATTGAGCCGGGCCGGTGTATCTGCGCTGCCGGAGATGCAAAGCGGCGATTTTAGCGGCATGGTGGACAAATATAAAAATATTGGCAGCAAATTTGATGCGATAGACCGGGAGCGCAGAGAAAAGCAGCAGCGTTTGGAGTTTAATTACGCGCGCAAATTGGAAGAAAAGGCGCGGGGTAAGAAAGGGCGAGGAACCGGCGCAGCTGCGGCGGCAGGAGGCCCGGAGGCGGCAGCGGCAAAAACAGATGTGGCAGGAAGTTTTAGCGCGGCGGTTTTAAGTGCGATGCTGGGCGCTGGCAGCCCCGAAAAAGAAACAGCCAAAAACACCAAGGAAATGGTGCGATTGCAGCGGCAGCAGTTGGAAAAGCAAGCAACGGCAGATGCTTATTTATAATGGAGTACACAGATGGAAATTAAGAGATTGAACGAGGGCAGCGAAACTTGGAACGCAAATACAGGGGCGTGCACCAGTGCAGAAATACCGTTTTATATTATGCAGCCCGGCAGCAAGGCCGAGGCCATACAAGCGCTGCTGGCGGCAGCGCCGGGGACATACAGCGGGTTGCCCCTTAAAGAGATACGATTTGAGGGGTACGATGCTGGCGGCAATATGGATTTAACAGCAGTGTACAGCGAGCGCGAAAGCAGCGGCGGCGATGATGACGAGGGCGAGGAGGCCACAGAGAGTTTTGATTGTGGCGGCGGCACAAAGCACATGACCCACGCGATCAGCCAAACCCGCGTGTACGGCGGCAGCGGGGACGATGCAGGCGGCGGGATTGGATGGAATGGCAAAAGCGGCAGCGAGGCCGAATTTAGCGGGGTGGATGTACCTTGTGCGGATATGAGAGAAACATACACCAAAACGATGAGCCGCAGCAAGGTTACCGGCACCAGCTACAAAAAGAAAGTGGCGGCGCTGGTGGGTAAGGTAAATGCAGGCACGTTTAAGGGGTGGAGCGCCGGTGAAATTATGTTTTTGGGTATGAGTTTTAGCACGCCCAGCAAGGGGGCAAAAAAAGTTACCGTAACCTTTAATTTTAGAGTGATGCCAAACGAAAGCGGGTGTAAGGTTGCTGGCAAAAACGTGGGCAGCAAAAAAGGGTTTGAATATCTTTGGGCACGCAGCGAAACAAAGGATGGCGGCAACGGGTACCCCGAGGTGCAGGTAAACAGCATTTATAAAAGTATTGTATGCGAGAGCGCAAATTTTGGCGCGCTTGGATTGTGAGGCAGTAATATGGGTTTTTGGCCTGATGTAAAGCGCGGGGACGGTGTTAAACACCACATGGTGCTGGAAAATAACCTGCGGCATATTGTGAACAGCTTAAATGGGTTTGGCGCAGGGGTAAGCGTTGGCGCGCACAGCGGTGTGGTACGCATACAGATAGTAAACAGCAGCGGTGGGGAGTTGGCTGCTGGGCAGCCGGTGGCGTTTGACGAAACAAAAAAAATGTGCGGCAACGCGCTGCCGGTAATAAAAGTAGAGGATGTAACCAAACCATTTGGCGTATGTGTAAGCAAGTTGGCTGCCAACAGTATTGGAGATTGTATTGTTGCTGGGCCTGCCACGGTAAGTATTACCGGAGATGCCGGAGATTTTGCAGAACCGGTGGCCAATGGTACTGGATTTAAGCGGGCAGATACCGGCACAGCGCGGATTTTGTTTGCAGCCGGTGGCCGTGGGGTTATCCTGCTGGGGGTTGGCACCAGTGATATATACGATGGGCCATTTGCAATAACGTATGATGCGGAGGCCAAGCAATTAAATGTTGCTGCCGGGTATATCAACACCAACGGCACATTTGCAGAGGTGGCAGCCGCGACACTGGCCCCGGCCACCGGCTTGCTTTGTGTATATAGCGAGATTGCAGAAGATGGCAAATGGAGTACGCCGGAGATCAAATTTGCAACGCCGGATAAATACAATTACCCGATTGGAAAGGTTAAGGTGAACGGGGAAAGCGTGGTTGTAAGTTGTTTTAGGGTGCCGGTGGCAATTATTATTGATGCAGCAGAGTGCCCGGTAAGTGCGCAGGCTGATGAGGAAAACAACAATGGCTGATGATAAAATGCGCATACGCATAGGCAAAGATGGCAGGCTGTTGTTGTTGGCGTGTGCTGCTGGCAAAGGCAAACTGGCACTTGGCAAAACCCCCTGCGCGTTTGACAACTGGCACATAGCCATTAAAACCGATGATTTTCAACACCCCAGTTGCATAGATTTTACTTTATCGCAAAACCGCCAGCACAGCCTATACAGCAACACCGACACCAGCAAATACAGCCAGTGTTATGTGGTTGGCCCCGGCACTGGTAAATTTGTGGTACAGTTGCGTTGGGCAAGTGGCCATAGCCCATACCCCGAGATTGAAAATATGGAGGTTTGGGTATTTGGGGTATATATGGGTAATAAAAGTTATCCCAAAGCGTATGATGATTATACCAACGTGGCCACCGTGGAGGTGCGCGACACAGGGCAGGTTTTGGTTAATGGCAAAAATGCCGGTTTTTGGCCAGAGATGTTGAGATATTGACAATGGCGGCACAATAAACAGTAAAGCACAGGAGTACGCAAGATGCAAAATATAATTTTTTATGTGGCGGCAAATGAAACGCTGGGGGCGGTAAAGGATTACGCAAACGCTAAAACGATGGCCGCACCCACATTGGTACGCGGCGCAGGCTGCTGCTTGCGTATGCGGGTTTTTGAGAACGCGGACGGGGAAACACCATACCCGGTGGAGGAGTTGGCCAGCGTGGCTGCGTGGGAATGGGTGATGGATACGGATTTTAACGGCGAAACGGCGTATAAGCTGGTGGCCGATGCTGGCAGCATTACAGTGGATACCGTAACAGCGGAAATTGATGGAAACGATCACACCTATACAGAGTTTACCATACCCATAAGCAATATGAATACCGAGGAGCTGGCGGCGCTTTTGGGTACAAGCGAGGCAATAAGCAACCTTGCAGGCGAGCTTTGCGGATATGCTGCCACCGGCGAGCTGGTTTTTATTGTGCAGGTAAAAGGGTTTACAGTGCGCAACCGCGTGGCCAGTGTGGCTGCACCAACCGAGTTGGAGAGCGACTATTTAACAGCAGCGCAGGTGCGTGCGCTGGTTGCCGCTGGGGTTGCGATGCAATACGCAGAGAGCGCGGCAGGAGATTGGCACGATATACAGAGCAGCACAGATACCCATTTGCGTGTGCGCAGCGCCAGCGATGATGCAGCGGTATGGAGTGAGCCAATTATGTTGGTGCGTGGGCCGCAAGGCCAAACCGGCCAAAGCGTGTACCCGTATTACGCTTGGGCCACCGATGATACCGGCGCTGGTTTTATCCTTGATACGGCACAGCGCACCAGCGCGCATAAATATTTGGCAATATTGATGGCCACCGTTGAGATCACAGCACCGGCCGCAGAGGATTTTGCAGGCCTTTGGGTAAAGGTTGTGGGCGATGATGGGCAAGGCGTGGGGGATATGACCAAGGCAGTGTACGATACCAACGGAGATGGTATTGTTGATAAAGCCGCAAGCGCAAGCACAGCCGATGCTGTACCATGGACGGGGGTTACCGGTAAACCGGGTGCATTTACCCCGGCTGCGCATACGCATAGCACGGTGGATATTGCCGATGCTGTACGGCAAAAAGAGTATAGCGCCAGCGGCAGCAACAAAACGCTGTATCTTGATTGCCCGATTATCCGCAATACCACAAGCGCCAGCGGCACCATTGATATTGATTTTACCGCGATTGCGGCCACGGTTGGCGGCGATCTTTATACCGGCACAACCGGCGATGTGTTTACGTGGGAGTATCATTTGCGGGCAACAGGTGAGATTACCGGCATAAATATTGGCAGCAACAACAGCACTATGGCCGGGGTAAATATCCCCGATAGTTTACCGCTGGTGAATGATACAACAACATACCATGTTTTTGTGGTGCGCGGCGTGTATAAAAGCGGCGCGGTAAATAATATTGCACTACATGTAAATTATGCGTATAGTTATGAGGCGTAATTATGCCGATACCGTACAGATTTGACCCATTGGGCGCAAACAACGCAACGCTGAAAAACAGCGCAACGCCCGGCGTGTGCGGGTGTTTTACATACCTTAGCACTGGCCGCTGTAATCGCAGCGCAATGGTAATGCGCGGCGTGTATTTGTACCGCAATATGGCCGCCAGTATGGTGGTGAGCAGCGGCGGCAATGCCATAGAAACGGAGATCAATAGCGGCTGCCGGATGTTAGTTTATGACGGCGGCAGCGCCAGCGGTGTTGCCGTAAACAGCAATGGGAGTGTGTATATCCACAGTGGCGGCAGCGCCAGCGGTGTTGCCGTAAACAGCAATGGAGTGTTTTACATAAGCAACGGTGCGCAAATAACCGATGTTACATTAAGGCGCAGCGGTTATTTATCTGCGTTATCCGGCGCTAAACTTGGCAATCTTACCATATCCAGTGCTGGGTACATGAATGTGTATAATGGAGTATCTGCCATGGGGGTGCGAATGTTGCCGTATTGCGGTATGTATGTGGGCAACGGCGGCGAAGCAGGGCAGGTTGATGTTGCCAGCGGCGCAAGTGTGTTTTTGGGTTACGGGGCCAAGGCCAGCAACGTTGTGTTGAGCAGCGGCGCGTATATGTACGTGAGCAGCGGCGCGCAGGCGCTTGCGGTTACCAGCGCAGCAGGCGCAGTGTTGGGCTTTGTTATACAGGGCGGCGATACCCAAACCAAACTGACCATAACCGGCGAAGATGGCGATTTTTATATGAGCAACGGCACGGGGTGCGGCTTTTGTTTGGCCAGCGGCGGCATATATGTGAGTTACGGCGGGCTGGCGTTATCCACCACGGTTAATTACAGCGGTGTTATGTATTTGTATTTTGGCGCAAAAGCCAGTGCTACCGTATTAAACAGCCGGGGCGGCATGTATGTGTATGCCAGCGGCAGAGCGCTGTACACCACCGTACACTATGGGGCCAGTGTAACATTGGATGATGGCGGCATAGCCGAGCACACAACCATTGGCAGCGGCGCATATATAAGCGTTGCAGATTACAGCACTGCACTGCATACTGTTATTGGCAGCAATGCGTATATGTATGTAACCAATGGCGCACAAGCAACAAGCACAGTGCTGCAACAGCAGGCAACGTTGAGCGCAAGGCAGGGGTGCAATGTTGAGCACACAACCATTGGCAGCGGCGGCAATATGGTGGTGAGCTATTTTACCACAGCAAAACACACAACCATTGGCAGCGGCGGCAATATGGTGGTGAGCAGTGCCACGGCAGTGCAGGTTGATGTTGCCAGCGGCGCAAGTGTGTTTTTGGGTTACGGGGCCAAGGCCAGCAACGTTGTGTTGAGCAGCGGCGCGTATATGTACGTGAGCAGCGGCGCACAGGCACTTGCGGTTGCCAGCGCAGCAGGCGCAGTTGTAAGCAGTGCCGGTGGCGCTATAATTGAGTATGTGGAGTAATAATATGGAAGATTTTACAATCAAATGTGCACCGCTTGTGGATGCGGTGCCGGAGTTGACAAAAGCAAAAAAACAAGAGCAACCGGCACCCGAGATGCCACCGGCTTTTGCGCCGCCACCGGCACACCCCTGCATGGCGCTGGGGGATGGGGTGGATTTTGATTTTAACGATGGTGCACGCATTGCGGTGCCTGCTGATGGGAAAACGCGCCGTATAGTGCTGAAAGATGGGGAAACGGATTGCATAGTATATGCGGCGGATGTTGCGCCGGGTGCCACCGTGGTAAGCTATAAAAAGTTTTTTGTTGAATGGGTGGTGGAGCTTTACGGCGAAGATGGGGAAGTTGTGCACCGGCACCAGTACGATGCACGCGGCAAGCTGGTGTTGCTGCAAATCCCGGTTGGAACGCTGGGAGATAGCATTGCTTGGTTTAGCTATGTGGAGCGTTTTGCAGAGGCAACAGGGGCCAAAGTGGTGTGCAGTATAGCACCGCGCATGGCTGCCATATTTGCGGCCCAATACCCGCAGATACAGTTTGTAACACAGGAGGAGGCGGCCAAGCTGCAACCTTATGCAACATACAATTTGGGGCTGTACTTTAATGGAGATACCGACCACCAACCCGAAGATCACCGGTATGCTGGGCTGCACCACAGTATTGGTAATATTTTGGGTGTGGAGAAAAGAGATATACCGCCGCGAGTTGATTTAAGCGCACAAAGAAAGATCACAGAGCCTTATGTGGTGATAGCCACGCAAGCAAGCAGCCAAGCAAAATACTGGAACAACCCATACGGCTGGCACGAGGTAATAGAGTGGTTGCGTGGCATTGGGTATAAAGTGGTGTGTATTGACCGCGATAAGGTATATGGCGCAGGGCTGGTGTGGAATCACATGCCGCATGGCTGCGTGGATGATACCGGGGAAAAGGATTTGCAGCAGCGCATAAACACCATTAAGGATGCGGATTGTTTTATTGGGTTATCCAGCGGTTTGAGCTGGTTGGCATGGTGCTGCCAAGTGCCGGTGGTGTTGATAAGTGGATTTAGCGCGCCGGACAACGAATTTTATACACCATACCGGGTGATAAATCGGCATGTATGCAATAGCTGCTGGAATGATATGCGGTGTGATTTTGACCATTTTGATTTTTTATGGTGCCCGAGGCACAAAGGTACCGACCGGCATTTTGAGTGCACAAAGGCGATCACCGGGGCGCAGGTTATCAAAATGCTGCAAAAAATACCGGCAGTGGCGGCGCGTATTGACAAGCAAGGCACAGATATTACAACCCGAAAGGAGATAATAAAAAATGGAAAAATTGGTTGATTTATGGGGGCGCAATAGCTTGGAGCCCAATTACAACACCAAACCGGCAACAGTTTATGAGGTGGATGCACCGGCAAGCGGGGATGGCGTTATTTACAAACGCTTTTTTAACCGCGAGGTAACCGCAGTACACCGCATTACGGTTGCCACCAGCAACGGCCGCACCAGCGTGATTACCGAGGTGGCATACGGTGCTTGGGCCGACCGTGAGGCGCTGACCTATGGCAGCGGCGCAGATTACCCCAAACACGTGGAGGACTGAAAAAAATGGGCGTTGTTTATGATTATATGCTGGATGAGGTGCGCACCGATGGCGGCAGCGGTGGCAGTGGCGGGTATCCCGTGCCGCCTTGCAGCAACATACGATGCTTGCAGCAGGGTGAAACAACAGTACGCATAAAATGGGATGACCCGGAGGATTTAACGGTTGATGGCGTGGCGCTGGCAGAATGGGGCAGCACAAAGCTGCTGCGGAAAGCTGGCGATTATCCGGCAGGGCCCGATGATGGCACGCTGGTGGTAAGTAATACCGTGCGTGGTCAATACAGCGCAAATGCGTTTATTGATACGCTGCCGGACACCAGCCAGCAATATTTTTACCGTTTATTTACCATAACCACGGCGGGGGTGGTAAATGATGATGCCAGCCAACGGTTTATGCCCGGTGCATTTACTTGGGCAACGGTGGCAGATGTGGTGCGCAGCGGTGAGGCGGCAGATGTTTTTGCGGTTGGTGATGTGCTTACCGTGGCACATGCAACCTATGGCGAAATTGAAATGGAGATTGCAGGGTTTGACCAGCATACACCGGTGGATGCTGCCAAAACACATACCATGCTGCTGCTGGCAAAAAACACCATTGCAGATCTTATGTTTGATGCACCTGAGTTGCAGTATGGAGTTACTGCCGATACGGTATTTAATACCAGCGAGCTGCTGGCGATCAACTTAAAAGGGGCCAGCGCGGTAACCACGTTTAAGCAGGAGGCTGCGGCAACTGGCACCGCGCGGGTGTGGTATAGCTTAAACGGGCAGTACAAGCTGTATTACAGCACCAGCAATAAACGCTGGGAGATTTGGAGCTGCAACAGCGGCACGCATATTGCCAGCGCAAATTATGACTATCAAAGCACCGCAGCAGCCGCACCAACTGGCGGCGTATGGAGCGGCGGCACCACAGCGGTGGCGGCCAAGGCGTATTATACGTTTGATGGCAACGAATATGCCTTGGCAACGGTGGCAGATGGCGCAGCGGTGCTGCCGGATACTTATTATGAGCCCAACCCGAATGCAAGCCGGTACAGCTACGGATACAACAGCTGGCGCGAAAGCGCGTTGCGGCAGTGGTTGAATACCGACAAAGGCAGTGGCACGTGGTGGCAGGCGCAAAATATTTGGGATGTTGCGCCGGGTTATGCCAATACGCTGCCGGGTTTTTTGGCGGGCATTGCAGATGCAGATTTTTTGGCGGCCATTGGCCCGGTAAAATTGACCACCGCACGCAATACAGTTTGCGATTGCGGGGGCTATGATGTTACAGAAGATCTTGTTTTTTTAGCCAGCCGCACAGAGGTTTTTGGCGATACCAACAACAGCGTTGCCGAGGGTGAAAAATTGGGCTTATATGCAACCGCTGACAGCACAGACCGCATAAAATACAACACCGCTGGCACTGCAAAATATTGGTGGCTGCGCTCCCCGTACCCCGGTTATGCGGATGATGTGTACCTCGTTCATACCACGGGCACGCTGTACCACAGCCACGCTCACACTCCCTACGCCGTGGCCCCGGCTTGCGTAATCTGCTAAAAATCAAAACAATCCCCCCCGAATGGGGGGTAAAGGTTTAATAAATGAGCGTTATAAAAAGCAA